ATTTACGAAAGACAAGAGCAAAACAGACAAGAGGAGAATCAAATCAATCATTTTTAAGAAGACTTCAGAAAGACTATGAAATAAATGATGATTCGTTAATCAATTGGCATATTTTTGACCCAAATGATTTAGATGAAAAATTCATTAACTTGTATATTGACAATCTTTCAAAAATGGCTGACGCTGGAGCCTTAATTGATACTAACAACATGTGGTTTGTCAATTATTCTTCAACGAATTCTTATGGTGGAAGTGTTTATAAAGACATTATCTATCATACTCCAGACTGTTATGTCTTATACAATATCAAAGATGAGATTTGGGATAAGTATGAAAATGAAGTAAAACACATAAGAGATTGTAAGCCTATAGATATGATGGTTGTTGATAGACAAGATGTCTTAAATAAATATGAACAGTTTGAAGCAAATGCTATAAGCTTATTTGCAGTAAACAACAATGTTGATAAAGATGTCTTATTCAATTATCTTAAGAAGAATTTTGTCTGTGATGATGGATTGCTTGAGCAGTACTGGGATACTTTACTTCATAAGATATCTACTGATAAGTAAAGTCATTAAAAACTTTACAAAAAACTATTTACTTTTATAATTAAATATGATATAATGATTATAGGAATAATTAAATCAAAATTATTCTATAATGAAGGAGGCAGCACTTATAAAAAGGAGGTAAAGATTATGCCTAGAAGTAACATTAAGCTGTTAACAAAAGATGAAAGGAGGTATTTTAAAAACAATTATGCGTTTAGCATTAAAGATGACTTCATCTTAGTCAAATTCAATGGCTATGGTAGAACTGTAGCTCATCCGATTGATGAAGATTTCAGTATTGCAAGTAAAGTTAGAAAGATTAAGATTTCTAAGGATGCAATCAAGCTCTGGAAAGATAAGTTCCAAAACACTGAATATTCTGTAATTGATATTCAAGATGCTATGAATGCATTACTGATTAGTTATCAAGCTACTAACTTTGATGACGTCAAGAGTCAACTTGAAGTTATCAAGAAGAATGATGAAAAGATTGTCTTATAGAAAGGAGTAAATTATGAGACACGTTAAGATGGTATTATATGGAGAACCCGGTGTTGGTAAGTCTGTTTTTGCAAGTAAAGCACCAAAGCCGTTCTTTATTACGACAGATGGTAACTATGAATTTTTGGAAGATTTCGGTGCAAAACCTGAAAACCACATTCAGGTAAATTCTTGGGCTGAAGCTAAGAAAGCTTTTGCAAAAGACTTCTCTGACTACTCAACAATTGTTATTGACTTAACTGAAGATTTATTCAAATGGTGCGAATATGAATATTGTCGTTTGAATGGCTATGAACATGTTTCTGACCCTGGTTTTGCTAAAGGCTATGATATTACAAGAAACGATTTCTTCATCAATATTTGCAAAATCTTGAATCAGGAAAAGAATGTCATTCTGATTATGCATGGCATTACATATTCTGTTAAAGATAGACGTGGAATTGACCATACTAAGTATGGACCGACAAATCGTATTCCTGATAAAGTCATGGATATGCTTGAAGGACGTGTTCGTTACTTCTTAAGAGCTTATATGACAGCAGAAGAAAATGCAAGTGGAAAGCTTATTAAGAAGAGATACCTTTCTTTAGTTCCGAAAGAAAATGAATATGGTATTCTTCGTGGAATTGATGAAAACACAATTCCTTCTGACATTCCATTAGACTTCAACATCTTTGCTAAGACTATTGGTCTTGAGATGCCTAACAACAATGTTGCTAAGACTGTTGAAAAGAAAGTTGAACAACCTAAGGTCGTTGAAGTCAAACCTGAGATTGTTGAAGAAATTAAACCTGTTGTAAATGAACATAAGGTTGAAGTTAAAGAAGAACCTAAACCTGAAATTAAAGAAGAACCTAAAGTTGAAGTAAAAGAAGAGCCTAAAGCAGAAAAAGTTGATGAAGTCAAAGAAGAACATAGTGCATTAGACAGAAAAGCTGAAATGCTTGCAAAAATCAAAGAAAAGATGCTTGCAATGCAGAACAAAAATAAATAAGGAGATAAACAATGGCTGAATTAGACAACAAGAAGCTTATTGCTTCTATCAATGACTTACTTAGCAAGACTGATATTAAAGATATTACTTCTGAAAGTAATTCTTTCCAGGAACTTCCTGAAGGTTACTATCTTTGCTCTGTAGATAATGCAGAACTTAAAGAAAGTAAAGCTTCTGGCAATCCAATGGTTGCTTTTACATTTACGATTGTCGAAAATGGTCATCAATATGTTGCAGATAAAGATGGCAATGTAGAGATGAAAGACGTCAAAGGTAGTAAGAATAGAAAAATCTTTATGTATTATGTCTTAAAAGATACTTCTTCTGTTCGTAGATTTGTCTCTGATATGCTTAAGTTTGAAGGTGAAGAAAAGGGTAAGCCTTTACTTGACAAAGAGTACTTTATGAATTCTGAACTTTTGACAGATGCATTAAAGATTCTTGAAGGAATTCAAATCTACGTTCAAATTACAAAGTCTACCAATGATGATGGAACTACTCGTTCTTGGCAAAACATTATCAGTTGGAAACGTGCTGCCGCGTTAGATTTACCAATGTAAGAGGTGTAAAATGTCTGCATTAGACAGTCTATTCAATATAACTAATAATGAAAAGTTGTTTAATACTTCGTTTAAGTATTGCTTAGTTGATGAAAGTAAGCATCCATTTACTATCGATGAAAAGATAGCAAGACCAAATCATGCTGAAGACTTTGTCAACATTGTTGATTTGTTGAATGTGAATGTCAAAGTGCTAGACAAATACAAAGGACTTGGTGTTTCGATACAAGCTTCTGGAGTATGTGCCATTGATATTGACCATTGTGTAAACAAACAATTTGATGTCAATGGCATATCTCCATTGGCTAAACAGATTATTTCTTTATTTGAAAAATTTGCATATGTTGAATTTAGCTTTAGTGGAAGTGGTATTAGAATTTTCTTTCAAGCAGACAAGATAGACGATTATGAATCATATTACTATACTAAGAATTCAAAGATAGGTGTCGAGTATTATTATCCTGAAGGAAGTGCAAGATATGTCACAATAACTGGAAGAACAATTATCAATAACAATCCTACAAATGATAAAAGCATTGGAAATCAGCAATTGCATCTATTCTTAGAACTGTATATGAAAAGACGATATGTCTTGTCAAAACAACAAACAACAATTGCTGATAATAGAAGTATGGATGACTTGATGAAAGTTGTCAAACTTAAATATCTGACTGACCACAATTTTCAAGACTTATGGTTTACACAAGCTCCAGGGAGTGGTCATGATGAAAGCGAAAGAGACTATCATCTTGTTGCATATTTATATGAAAATATTACTCAAGATAAAAATAAGTTAAAAGAAATTTTTGAGCAAAGTCCATTCTTCAAATCAAAAGATTGGAAACATATGAATAAGTGGAATAAGCAAGATTTCAGATATTTCAATTATGTATTTGAAAGAGTTCAGCAAAAACATAGGAGTTGAATAATGATTGATGATAAAGTTCTTAGAGAGTTGTATGAATTGAAGTTTGTTATTCGATATAATTGCAGACGACATATCAAAGATGAATCTGTAGCAGAACATTCTTACTATGTTGCTCTATTGTCTATGATGATATGTGATGAAAAGAAAATAGACGATACAAAAATAAGACTTGATTGTTTTACAAAAGCAATTTTGCATGATATGCCTGAGATTGAAACAAATGATATTACACATAATGCAAAAGAAAAAATGAACTTAAGAAAGTTACTTAAGTTATATGAAGACGATTTCTTTGTTAGAAAATTTCCTTCTCAAAGTTCATTGATGCGTAATGATGACTATAATAACATTGTAAATGCTGTTGTATTACTTGCAGATACTCTATCTGTAAAGCAATTTACTGCAAATGAGTTGTCGATTGGAAATACTGATGACGATATGAAAGAGATTTATGAAGATGCATGTAAACGAAGTATTGTAGCAGAAAAGCATCTTGATGAATTGCTAAAGCTTAAAGAAACTATTTACTTTTAGTTCAAAACATGATATAATAGATACAGGAGGAATAAATATCATATGGTTCTTAATAAGAAAGTATATTTGGCAAGTCCATGGTTCAAACCTGAAACAGCAGAACGTCAATCAAGAATTTGTCAATATATGACAGAAAAAGGCTTTATTGTTTTCAATCCAAGAAAGAATATCGTAACTACAGACTCTACGAAAGATGCTCAGACCAATGCATTCTTAGGAAATCTTAAAGCAATAAATGATGCAGACGTAATTGTTGCTATTACTGATGGAAAAGATATGGGAACTATCTGGGAAAGCGGTTATGCTTTTGCTAGAAAGAAGCCTATCATCTATTATACAGAAACTCTTGGAAACAATCAGTTCAATCTTATGCTTGCAAAATCTGGCGTTGCTGTTTGTAGAAATGAGTTAGAATTAAAGATTGCATTAAGAAGTGAAAAGACGTATAAAGTAAAAGATACATATGATGCGTATCAAGGAGAAATTGAATAATATTTCTGTAAAGTTTATCAATAAAGGAGAAAAGAAAATGAATAATGGTGTTCAATATGGCTATAAAGGAATCAAAGTAAATGTTATTCAACTAACAACTCATCCTGCAAAAATTGTTTGGGATATGTTAAAACAAACATGGATTAAACTTCATGATAAAGAATACAATGAGCATGACAAAGAAATCAAACAATTTATTGATGAAAGCTTAGCAAAAAGGTTAAACCCTTCTCCGCTTGAAACAATCTATTGTCAAGTAATATTCAGAAATATTAGTAGAGTTTGTTTAGCACAAATTACAAGACAAAGAGATTGGCTATTTAATTCTGAATCACAGATGCCTCAATCTCCAGTTCACAATGTTGTTATTCCTCTAAATATTGCAAAGTCTAAATATAAAGATGAATATCTTGATTTAATCGATAGAAGTCAAAAATTATATGATAAAATGGTAAAAGGAAATGAAAATAAAAAAACAACAAATATTCCATATCAAGATGCTAGATATTGTTTACTTAATGGTCAAACAACAGATTTATCTGCTTCATTTAAGCTAGTAAAGTTTGTGTCAGACTGTGGTGGAAGAATGGATAATAATACTCATGATGAAATTAACTATGTATTTAGACTTACAAAAAAAGCAATTTTAGATTATGTCAATAACAACAATGACATGGACAGCTTAGATAAATACATCTATTATACTTTATTAAAGAATGCAGATGTATTAGGAGCAAGACAGCATAAGAGTTTTTGCTGTGATGTAATGTTTGGTAATTCGTTTAAACGATATCCTGACGGTAATGAGTATGTAACAAAAGCTACAGAAAATTGTCTTCTTGATTATAAAAAATTAGCTTGGGTAGATGAACTCAAACGAATCTATAAAGAAGAGCCTGAACTTCTTGAAGATTCAGAAAAAGAGATGATAGAAAAATGGAACATCTGAAATACTACAAAATTTTTATTGACGGTATAGATAAAAGTGGAAAAGATACTGTCTGTGACTATATCACTTTTCTTGGTAATTTCAAATATCTTAATAAGCCAAGAGGTATTATGACAATGATTGTTTACTCTAAAAAGTTTGATAGACAATTTAGTTATAGTAAAGAAAATTTAAAAGATGAAATTAACGTTCTTCTTGATGTTAATAAAGAAGACTGGATTGCAA